CGAGAATCCCGCGGCCGCTCGTGTCAGTGGCTTGCGCGGGGACGTATCGAAGATGCGGATGTGTCATTTTTTCGACCCCTTGGGTTTAGTGGGGGCAAACCGGAGAGGCTTCTCTGTCCCTTTCGGTTGCGTGATGTCAGAGCGTGACCGTTCGGCCGCGCGCTGTGCGAGGGCTGCGTGAGCATCTAACTCGCGCGGCCGGGGATCTCGTGGATTAAAGCCCATACGGCGTCCGTGCCCGTGCGGCGTCCAACGCGTTATGGAACTCCTCTACCAGTCCGGCTTTAACAACCGGCATGTAGGGAAATTGGGCTTCCAATTGCCAAGCGGTAAAATAATCGAATGCCGCTGCGCCTTTTGCTTCTATTAGACATTTAGCGTGTGCGTAATGGCGAACTTCGTATTTAACCAATTGGCTTTGGCTGTCGTTTTTGCAGAATCGACATCGGTTCATGTGATTTACTCCGGTATAGGTGACACGGAGCATATTACAAGAGGTGACGGGCGCCCAACCGTGACGCCCGTCACATTATCAGCGCGGCGGGAGCCACGCTACATCATCGCTCGCCGCCTGGCGCCATAGCCATGCGGTTGCGGCCGTCAGACACCCGATCTCGTTCCTGACGAGGTGAGCCCGCGCGTCCATGCCCTTGTTCAGCGCCGACTCGTACTGCTCGTGAAGCTGATCGAGGTGTTCGTGAGCGGCCCGCAACAGGCACGAGCGCTCACGAACTGTTAACATCGCCGCGGTCATGTACGAGCCCCGGCCATCCGAAGGTGAGCCGGACGTCCGGCTAGGATGCTCGTGATCGTTTGGCGCTCGGCGGGCGTCAAGTCGGGCCGCTCGTCCGTGGTCACGCCATCAATCGCCGCCAGCGCCTCTGAGAGCGCCGCTATTGCCCCGGTAAGCTCTTGCCTCGCCGCTTCGACATCGTCGCGGGCGTGCCTCGTGGCTAGCCTTATGATGGCGTTCCGATGCCGGTCGATTTGATACGCCGCCTCGCTCCGCCCGGTCATCTGCCGGACGCTCGCGTTCAGAGGATCTCGCGTTACGGTTTCCGGATCGAGGGCGCGTATGTCGCCGCCGTGCCGGGCGTAGGCTGCGAGCGTGCTCTTTGCCGTCCGAGCAAACGCCGAACGCCGATTTCGCTCGAACGCTCGCCGACGTTGCTCGTCGATGGGCGTGCTCTCGTCCGGGGCGATCTCTGGCACCGTGACGCCTCGCAGCACAGCCGCATAGAATCGCTCGCTCGTGTGTTCGAGCGCCTCTAGCTGCGCATCGGGCGCGGGCGGCTTTCCACGAGGGCGCCCGGGTCCGCCCGGTCGACCGAGCACACTCTGAACGTCGTAAACGAGCACGCGCAGATAGGTGAGCCCCGCTCTTGCGGTCACGCCCGATGCGCTAGCGTGTTCGTGGGCGAGCGCCTCGACTTGTGCTTCGGTGAGGGCGTAAGGGCTCGACGGTGGAACGCGCGTCGAGGTGTTGCGGGTAGAAGTTTTCGATTTCGTAGCCATGTCAGATTCTCCTTAGTTGCACGTTGCAAGGTGCGAAATGCCTCTTGTACAACGTGCACGGAGCTTGCAAGGTGCGGCGTTGCGCCTTCGGTGCGTTAGCGTACGTAAAACATTACAATCGCTTAATGTTGATAGACGCAACTTGCAACTTGCTAGGGCACCTCGTTCGGGTCGTCGACTTGCGGCTTGCGTTCCTCGTGCATGTTCCAAGCGACGACCATTTGAGGCGTGAGGGCGCCCTTCGCCTTAGCGTGGGCGTAGATACAGCTTTGCAAGTAGTGGCGCAGCCTAATCAAGTCGTCGCGGCCGTAGCTCTTGGGCGCCCATAGCTTCGAGGGGACGAACGATGTTAAGTCTTTGGTTATTGGATTCTGCCGCGGCTTGAAGCTGATGTTCTGGCAAGCGGTACAGCAACCGTTAATGGTGTAGCGCTGCGCAAGGTGCCCGCGCTTGCAAGGATTGCCCGTGTAGAAGAATCTCTTCCCGCTATCGGCCGCTGCGCGTCGACTGATGATTTCAAATTCCATACTCTACTCTCCATTTTGTTGAAGTTTTTGTGTGTGCATTAACATACCAATCCATATGATACCTTATATCACACACAAAAACTTCAACAAAACTGGCATTAGAGATACGCGCGCGAGAGGGATAATTTACAAGGTGCATGTTGCAGCTTGCATGTTGCACGTCTATGTGAAACACACATAAGAACCATTCGCTGCTAGTGTGTTCTAGCGGGTTTTGCCGTGGGGTTGCCGTGGCGTAGGGTTACGGTAGGCTAGGCGCATGTACGACGTAGTCAAAAAGGCTGAGGGTGACGCCGCCGCGCCCCGATCGGACGCCGCCGTTACCGTGGGCGGAACAGGGTCGGGCGCGGTCGACGTTGCGCTGTCCGACGTTGCCGCTACGCGCGCACGTTGCAAGGCGCACCATGCGAAGTTCGCCGAGCTTTATGTTCTTTATCGCAACAAGGCCCGCGCGTATCGCGAGAGCGTGGCCGGGATGAAAGGCGGCGCTACGGAAATGTCGATCTATACAGCGGCGTCGCAAGTCTCGAACCGGCCCGAAGTTCGCGCGTATATTCGAGCGCTAGAGACGGCATCCGCTCAGCGCGTGGTGATCGATACCGCTGCGATCCTGGCGCATGATATGGCGGTGATCGAAGGCTACCGGGAGATTCAGGATCTCGTCCGATACGAGCACCAGGCGTGCCGCCATTGTTACGGCCGGAATCACCGCTACCAATGGATCGACGAGGATGAGTTCGAGGAAGCGTACGCGAAGGCCCTCGACGATGCCGCCATCTTGCAGAAGGCGCCTAAAGAGCTTTCCGACGAGGGCGGCTATGGCTACACGCCGAATCTGCCGCCCGTGCCCTCGTGCCGCAAATGCCACGGGCACGGAGAACAGCGGACGGTGTTCGCGGATACCCGGACGCTCGAAGGCCCGGCCGCGGCGGCGTACAAGGGCATGAAGGAAACGAAATTCGGCGTCGAGGTGCTGACGCACGACATCGACAAGGCGAAAGAGCGCCTCCTACGGGCCGCTGGCGCCTTTGGAGACGATGCCGCCTCTGTCGCCAGGGGAGCGGCCGCGGGCGCCGCCGCGGGCTCTATGGCGGCTGCGCACGCCCTGCGCGAGCGCCTCGGCACGATGAGCGGCGAGGAAATTCGGAAACGATGGATTCAAGAGATCGGCGGCTAGCCTATAGCGGATAACCCACGGAGAGCAATGCACATGAGCCTTAATGCGAAACCAGACGACAGCGACCCCGCACACGAAGCACCCACGGTGACGGCCGCGCCCTCGATCAAGCCTACGGCGCCCGCGGTCAAGCCCGGCCAGGACGATCCGCGCGTGCAACGTCCGACCACGGTGCCCGCGTTCGATGGTGCGGTCGCTAAGCCCGTACTGAACGCGACGACGACTGAGCTTCGCTACCTGATCCCGCCCGTAGGTCAAACGACGGTCAACACAAACGATCGAAAGCGCTTCGGGCCTGGCGGAACATGAGCGTCCGCGGCGTGTTACGTAACCTTGCAGCTTTCACGAAAGTCGGCGGCGTCTATCCCGGCTATCTGTCGATCAACCGCACCGACGGCGTCGTAACGATCACCGTGCGCAACGCTGCGACCGAGTCAGAGCCCTACGGCCGCGTCGCTTCGATCACGCTGAGCACGCTCGACGCTGCGCGCCTGTTCGCCGACGCTACACGGGGATGCCTGTCACCATGAACACCGAGACGCCTCCGCCAGCCACGCCCGTTCCGGACGCGAACGTTCAAGCTCTACGCGCCGCCGAAGCCGCGGGCACGGTGATGCCGCCGACGTTGATCTCGTACAACAAGGCGTATGCGGTAGCGGTCGCGCGCTGCGTCGACCTGTTCGCGGCGGGCATTGCCTGGCGCCAGTACGGCGTGACGATAAGCTCGTTCTGCGGGCTGGCGATGCGCGAGGCTGATCCGCCCGCGTGGGCACGGTCGCTAAATGCGATGCTAAACGCGATCGAGAAAGACCATTGCGAGCTAGCGATCGCGTGCGATATCAAGCGAGCTTGCGACGCCTTGCGTACGCTCGGCGCCGCCCACTACCTCACGGATGCGGCCCCATAAGGTAGCGCGAGATTGCACCGAGCGTGATCAGCACCACGAAGCCCACGAGCACGGCGCCGATGCCTAGCAGCACCGCTAGCAGTACGCCGAAGAAATCGACGACGAACAGCGCTAGGCGTTTCATCGCTGCGCCTCCCGTTTAACAAACCTTGGGATCGCCTGTTCTAGCCGACAGATCGCATCCGTCATGCCCGCCAAGCTACTGTAATCGTAGCCGCCGCGGTTGCGCCAGGCGGTGATCACTTGCTGCGCGTGCGCGATCAGATCCGCAACGTTGACCGTCTCACCGCACCAGGTAACGCGCCCGAACAGATCCGGGCTCGGCGGGAGCTTAGCCTTACGGGCGATCTCTATCGCGTCACGCGTCACCTCGTTCACATGGTCGCTGATGAGACCGTAGAGATTGCTGTCGCGCGGGATGCGTGCGTTAGGACCGGCGACGGTAAGCGCCAACCGATCGCTCTCGCATAGTGCCTTGCAGAGCGCTACGGCATCACCCGACGGCATGACGGTAGAGCCATCGCGGCCCGATATCGAGATCCCTGTTACGCGGTCGACGATCACGACAGCGGACACCAAGGTATCGGCCACCCACCATAATGCGTTCTTCATGGCTTGACTCCCGTCGCCTCGGACTGCGTGTAGGCCTTGAGCTGCTGGTAGTCCTCGAACTGCGTGTAGGCGACGAAAAATACCAGCCCTATGCAGACGACGATCACGACAGCGGACACCAAGGTATCGGCCACCCACCATAATGCGTTCTTCATGGCTTGACTCCTGCCTCCTTGACCTGCGTGTAGCCCTCGAACTGCGTATAGGCGACGGAAAATGCCAACCCCATGCAGACGACGACGATGCACGCCGTATGGCAACCGGGGTACTTGCGAACGATATGGCGGCTCATACGTCACCGATTCCGCCACGCGAGGGCGCAGCTTTCATGTCTCGGTCCGAGAGCGCCCGCGTCGCCCGTTCGAGCGCACCGCGTAGCGTCTTGATGACGATCTGCGCGTCTTTCAACTGCGCGGCAAGGTAAACGTTGCCATCGCCTAGCGTGCGCTCGCGGCGGAGGGCTTCGTCTCGGACAATCTGAAGATTGTCCACGCGAGCCTGTAGCCGGTCGCGTTGCTCGGCGGCTCGGCACGTTTGGTCCCGCTGGTCGTGCAAGACCGCGGTCTCGATGCGCAGTTTCCTCCGTAATTCTTCGAGCGTTTGCGCTTGCGCGAGTGCTACCGCTTTCCATTCATCGCGCTGCGCCTCTAGCCGCCATGCGATCGAGCGCCGGATCATGGCGCTGCCCCATCATGGGTACGGGCGCACACATCGCGGGCGAGCGCGTCGGCGTATTCGTCTAGCACCTTGTTCGCGCGCCATTCGGCTAGCTCGTGGAGCTTGGCGACGGCGCTGTGATCTACGACGCCTTGCGTAGAGCGGAGGATCGCCAGGATTTTGTCGATTACTTTGCGCATTTGCAGACCTTCGTGTTTCTACCGATGAACTCTACCGCTTCGAGGGCTTCGGCGTGCGTGCCGGAGCCGAAGGCGTTAATCGCCTCGTGCGAGACGCGCGGCCCAAAATGAGCCTTCACGATCGAGCAATCTACGCTGTGCATCGTGAGCGCGTCGGTCTTCTTGTTGCGGATGACGATGTATTTCATGGGTCTAGTATCGTCCCGCAGACTATCACAGTCGGTGACATACGTCACAGTTCCGTGCGAGCGCGTATGATGTCGGCCGTTAAACGGTCGCGAAGGTCGAGCGCGGCTTGTAGACATCCGGCTAGTTCAGCCTCGCTCAGATGCGCTTCGGAATGGTTGCCGCGCTGCGCAAATACCTTGCGCGCTACCGCTTCCGCGATCATTTCGTTACTCGGCACGCCCCTGATGTTCACGGCGTCACCTCGCGCGCTACCGCTTCGCCTGATCCCGCTTGCGGGCGACGTAGGCTTCGCAATGCGCGCGAGCCTCGTCGAGCGTGCGGAAGTATTTGTGGCTAGCCGCGAGGAAGCGCATGTCGTCGCGTAATTGCCCCATGATTGCTTCGTAGTAGGTGCCCGGACCGGCCGCGAAGACCTTGCCCGAATGGCGCCCGGCGAAGCGGTCGGTGTGCTCTACCATGATGGTCGCGTAGATCGCCCAATAGGCGCCGATCTCGCGCGACTTGGAATCCATCACGCCGAACGATTCGCGGCCGCTGTCGACGATCTTCTGCGCGTATCCGTCTTCGGTGTCTGCCAATTGAAGGTCCATATTCGCTTGCTCCGGTTAGTTACTGTACGGCTATCCTGATCGACCCCCGTGGCCGGGGATGCCGACCGCGTCACACTTTCGCGTCTTCGTGTTTTGCCAGGCGTTCGAGCATCCGTACGCGGGCCTGTAGCTTGCGCAGCGCCGTCGCCGCCCGCTTCGCCTTGCGCTCCCATTTCGCCATCAGCGCGCGATTGTGATCGATGCGCTCGGCGTACGAGGGGCGGCGTTTCGGCTCCGGAGGGCGCGAATAGATGCCGATCAGACCGCGCTCGACGACCCATTGAGCGATCTCCCGCTCTAGGGTTGCGTGTCCGCCGTCGTGCGGCCGGGCGTTCGGATGACGGCGCTCGAAAATGTAGTGAGACGCGTCGTGAATCAGGCGTCCCCATCCGCGATAATGGCCGGTCGTCGGCTTTGTGGACGCCCACACGCGCCGGGCGCGCTTGCGGTTCGAGGTGATCGGACGCCCGGCCCGCGCTTCGAGCACGCCTACAGGAATGTCTTTCGTCGCGCCAAAGCGCCGCACGATGCGCAGGTAAGCCGGTAGCGCGTTCGCCATCGTCAGGGGCGGCAACGTCGTCGGAAGCGCGCCCTCGACGGGCGCGTAGCGGGGATCGTTATATATCACAGTGCCTCAAGCTCGCGGGCGACCGCGAAAACCTGGCCGGGCTTCGTGCTGAAATACGCGCTATTGCCTGCGTCGGCGGCACGCAGCGCCGCGGCCGCGGTGCTATGCCACGAGACGATATAGCCGCGATCCTTCAGAACGCGCGCCATCACACCGCTTTTATGGTTGCCTTCCGCGGTGAGCTTGGCGGCGAGATCCGCGGCGCTCTCGAACGTTTTGCCGCAACGGCTCGCCGGAACCGCGACGACCACATGCGTATAGGCGGTGTTCGTCGTGCGGGTAAAGTCGCCGTAGGGAGTGCGAACCAGTAGAGTTTTCTTTGCCATTGTCGTGAACCTCGTCTCTTGTTTATGGTGTAGCGATCTTAAATCAGGGGTTGCGGCTTAGATGCGAACTATGTCACAGTTTGCGATATGGACCCCGGATATACCATAATTCCGCCCCCTCCGATCTTGATGTTCGGCGAGCCCTTGGACTCCTTCGATTGGTTGAAGCCCGACTATGACGCGATATGGCGCCGTCGCGTGCGCAAGCTCCTATGGATGCGCGAGCATCCCGACCGCGTTGCGCTCGCTCGCGCGTATTACCGCGATAACATCGCCGACTTCATCAATGATTGGGGCGTGACATACGACCCGCGCAATGCAGGCACGGGGCGCCCGTTGCAAATGCCGTTTATCCTGTTCCCTCTACAGCGCGACTTTTTGAATTGGCTAGAAGATCGCCTCGCGCTGAAAGATGACGGCATTCTCGTGAAGTCGCGCGACTGCGGCGCCTCGTGGCTGGCAATGGCGTATTGCACCTCGAAATGCCTGCTAAACGAGGATCTGACGTTCGGCTTCGGTAGCGCGACGAAGGATAAAGTCGACGACGGAAACAATAGCGATGCGCTGTTCTACAAGGGGCGCAAGTTCATCGAGTATCTACCGCGCGAGTTCAAGGCCGGGTGGAACGTCAAGAACAAGACGCACTCACAAGACATGCAATTATTCTTTCCGGAGACGAACTCAAGTATCACGGGCGATTGCGGCGATAACATCGGCCGCGGCGGTCGTAAGACGATGTATTTCGTCGACGAGTTCGCGGTCGTCGAGCATCCGAAGCTAGTCGACTCGAACCTCGTCGCTAACACCGATTGCCGAATCGAAATGTCCACGGTGCAAGGTCTCGCGAACGTCTTCGCCGAGCGCGCCCGCGGCGGCAAGATCACGCGGTTCGATTTCCATTACTTCAATGATCCGCGCAAGACGTACAAGATCATCGACGGCGAAGGGCGCGAACAGTTCGTTCTACACGGTTGGTTCGCACAGAAGAAGCTGAAAACCGACCCCGTCGTGTGGGCGCAAGAGTACGAATGCGATTTTATGGCGTCTGTCGAGGGCGTGATCATCCCGCAAGAATGGGTGAAGGCGGCGATTGGCGCGGCGGCGAAGCTCGGTATCGAGGTGACGGGCGAGCGCCGGATCTCGTACGACGTCGCGGATCGTGGCGCGGATGCGAACTGTCTCGCGTTCGGCTATGGCGTCGAGCTTCGCCACATCGAATCCTGGAAGGGCACGAACTCGACGATCTTTAAGAGTGTCGAGAGAGTGTTCCGCGAGTGTGACGCGCGCGATGTGAAATCGTTTGATTACGACGGCGACGGCATGGGCGCGGGCGTGCGCGGCGACGCCATGAAGATTAACGAAGAACGCGAAGCAAAGGGCTTGCCGCCGATCGTCGCGAATATGTTCCGCGGCTCCGCGGCGGTCGAAGACCCGGAGAATATCTGCCCCGGCACAGACCGCACGAACAAGGATTTTTTCGAGAACATGAAAGCGCAATCCTGGTGGGCGCTCCGCCAGCGGTTCCGCTTGACATGGGAGCTTGTAGCGCTGCGCGAGGCGGACCGGCCGCTACCGGCGTTCGATCCGAGCGAAATTATCTCGATCGATCCAAATCTGCCGGAACTCTCGAAGACGACGTCGGAGCTATCGCAACCCGTATGGACATGGTCGAAGGCGGGTAAGATGATGATCGATAAGACGCCCGACGATGTCGCTTCACCGAATAACGCCGACGCCGTTATGATGTTATTCCCTTACAGTCGCCCGCACATGGTCATAGACGACTCTATTTTGGAGCTATTCAGCAATGCCACGGATTAAGCACACGACCGATTCCAAACTGACGCCCGCGCTACATCGCGAGATCGTGCGCCAGCTTCAGCGCCGCGCTTACATCGAATCATGGGCGAAGGTCGCGAAGCGGTACAGCATCAGCCGCCGCAATCTGATCCGCCATGTTGCGAAGATCCGCGCCGAGAGTCTCGCGAAATGAGCAATGTCACTTGTCCACATTGCCAGGCGCTGAACACCTCGACCGTTTATAAGTCGTGTTATCGGTGCGGCAAGAATCTGATCGATCCGACGCAGCGGCCGAAGCCGCCGCAACCCACGAGGAAACCATGAAGCGCAAGACTCCCGCGAAAGCTCCCGCGAAGACTCCGAAGAAAGCCGCCCGGCGCCCCGTCGCCGCCAAGCCCGCGCCCACGGCCGAAGCCCTGACGCTCCGTGTGGCTGATATGGTGCTCGCGACGTTCCCGAGCGGTCAAAGGGTCGTGCATCGAGAGATCGCCCCGTATAAGCCGCCTCCGGGCGTTCTGCCGTCACGCAAGCAACTTGCGATGGACGATCAGCGCTACGCCGACTTCTTGCCGCCGTATCAAGCGATGGATAGCTTGCCGAACACGGGCGCGAATTGGTATTCGTGGCTGAACGGGCAAATGGGCGGGCTCGGATTCCCCGGCTATGCATACCTCTCCGAGCTTGCTCAGCGCTCCGAGTATCGCGCGCCCGCGGCGACGATCAGCGAGGAAATGACACGCAAGTTTATCAAGTTCGTATCGAAGTCGAAAGACCCAAAAGCCGCGGACAAACTCAAGAAGCTAGAGCAAGCCTTTAAGCGATTCGACGTTCGGCAGACCTGGCGGAAGGCGTTGCAGATAGATCTATTTTTCGGTCGCGCACAGATTTACATCGACATTGACGGTGCTGAAAACGACCTTGTGAAAGCTCAGCCGCTCATAATCTCGCCGGAGACAATCAAGAAGGGATCGCTGAAAGGCTTCAAGGTGATTGAGCCGATATGGACTACGCCGCTATCGTATAACTCGATCGACCCGACCGCGCAGGACTTCTATCGGCCGATCGCTTGGTTCGCGCTAGGTAAGCGCATCCACCATACGCGATTGATTACGGTGATCTCGAATCCCGTGCCGGACATCTTGAAGCCTGCCTACAACTTCGGCGGTGTCTCGCTCAGTCAGTTATGCGAGCCCTACGTCTTGCGATGGCTGAAGACGGTCGACGGCGTGAATCGCTTGATTAATAACTTTTCGACAATGATCCTGAAATCGAATCTCTCGACGATCTTGCAAGGAAAGACGATCGACGGTCAGGGGCTCATGAATCGCGCGAAGCTGTTCACGGCAACGCGTGACAATCAGGGGCTCATGCTGATCGACAAGAATAGCGAAGAAATGGATCAGGTAGCGGTGCCGCTCGGCGGGCTCTCAGAGCTTCAGGCGCAGGCGCAAGAGCACATGGCGGCGCCCGCGCGTATCCCGCTCGTGAAGCTGACTGGCATTACTCCGTCCGGCCTGAACGCATCAAGCGAGGGCGAGATTACAGTCTTTCACGAAATGATCGGAGCGCTGCAAGAGAATCACATCGAACCGGGCCTCGATGTCATGTTCGATATCATTCAACTAAGCGAGTTCGGCTCGATCGACGAGGATCTTAGCTACGAATTTGTCGAGCTTGTCGAGACCACGCGCAAGGAAGTCGCCGACACGCGCAAGGCAAACGCCGACTTGCTGACGGGGCTGATCGATAAAAACGTCATCGATCAAGACGAGGCGCGCGAGGCGTTGCGCATGGACCCCGACAGCGGGCTCTCGCATCTGCAAGGTGATGCGCCGGAACCGCCGACCGACCCGAACGTCGTCGACCCCGAAACAGGAGAGCTTCGCACGCCTCCGGAAGTTCCGGGCGGAACTGACGACGACGAGGGTAAAGACGAGTAATTGACTCGATCGGCGATATCGCATAAGGTGATGACATGACTCGGCGCACACCGACACTGATCCATCGCGGCTTTTTGTACGCTCAAGCGCGCGTAGAGCGTTACTTTAACGAGCATCCCGACGCCTTTACCGCGCGCCGGATGTCCCACGCCGCAGCGTGGCGGGCCGGGTATCTTGCGGCACAGAACGATCGCAAGCGTAGGAGTCCTCCGCCGTGCCGGTAAAGCGCCCGTTAACCGCGCCCACGCGTAAGCCTGTCGTCGTCTCGGCGACGTCTCCGAACGCGGGCGTGCGCTCGTGGTATCAGCGGCAGATCGATGATCTACTCGGCGCGATGCATCTGGACATCTGCGCTCGACTTGGCGAGGCGCTGAACGAGACGCCGATCGAGGGGCTAGCGGCTGACGCGAAAAGCCCCGTCTCGAACATCGACCGCGTGTTAAAGGCATGGTCGAAGAAATGGACCTTGCGATTCGATAAGCTCTCGCTCGACCTGTCGCGCCGGTTTGCGGCGAAGTCTTTCAGCGCGACGCAGGCATCGATGGAAGCCGCGCTTAAGAGAGCCGGGTTTACGATCAAATTTCAGCCGACAAAGCACGCCCTCGAAGCATACAAGAGCGTGATCGCCGAGAATATCAATCTTATCCGGTCGATCTCGGAAGAATATCATCGAGACGTACAGACGGCCGTGTGGACGAGCGTACGCGCGGGCGGGAAAATGTCTACGCTCTCGAAGAATTTGCACAAGACATACGGCGTCAGTGTGAAGCGCGCGGCGCTGATCGCCCGCGATCAGAACGCGAAGGCAACTGCCACGATCGAGAACACACGCCGCCAACAGTTAGGAATCAAGCAAGCGATCTGGCAACATTCGAGCGCAGGCAAGGAGCCGCGGCCGACGCACGTTGCCATGAACGGCAAGATGTACGATCTCAACAAGGGTATGTGGGACAGCGACGAGAAAGAGTTCGTTCTTCCAGGGCAGTTAATTAACTGCCGATGTACCTCACGCGCGATCATACCGGGATTCGAGGATTAAAATGCAAAAGGCTAGCGCTGTTTTTATCGCCGTTTTGATGATCTATATGTTGTGCGTCTTAAGCTGTGCCGTATTGGTCGCGCACCTCACGGCGGCGCCGTAATGACGACAATCGCTTTTAAGGATGGGATTCTTGCGTCGGATTCCCGCTACTCGCATGAGAGTTTCGGGATCACTCGCGGCCCGAAGCTGTTCCGCAAGACGGTCGGGAAGCGCGAATTTCTACTGGGCATTGCGGGCGACGCACATGCGGCTATGCTGTTCGTCGACTGGTACGGCACCTCAAACGCCGACTTGTACAAGATCCTCACCGAAATGGCAGATGATAACTTTGCTGTTCTCGTGTGGGACGGCAAGCATCTTAGCGAGGCGAATCGCTACTGTCGGCCGATCGAAGTCGACGAGCCCTATTACGCGATCGGCTCCGGCGCCGGGCACGCAATGACCGCGATGGACTGCGGAAAAAACGCGGTCCAAGCGGTACGCTTCGCCGCCCGCCGAGATCATTATACGGGCGGGCGCATTGTTTCGATGTCACTCACAAAAGGAAAGGCCGCACCATGAGCAAGAAGAAATCAACCGTTACGCTTGACGCGCTTCGCGCTACCTCCGACCCGCGCGTGATCGCACGCAGCAAGATCGCGAAGCAATTCGCCACGCTGAAGGCGCGCGGAGTTCACTACATGAAAGAACAGCAATTTATGCGCGAAGCTGGTGTAAATCAGATCCATCTGAAGCTCGTCAAAGCTGAATATACGAAGCATGTCGTCGCCGTGAACGAAGTCGGCGCCGGAAACAAAGCCTACCAGGTATGGTTCCCGAATCCGGCCGACGCGACAATTATCCGGAAAGAGCAAGAGCAAATTCGCAGAGCGCTCGCGCGCGATGTCACCGTCTAAGAGGGCCTAGCAATGAAGAACTCCGGCACACTGAGCGAACTCCGCAAGCTAACGAATCCGTTTGCGGAGGCGTCACAGATCACGATCGATTTCCATCGCGCTTTGCCGCCGAACTGGCGACGCGCGATCGTGGTCGCTGCGCAGAACGCGACGCCGGTCCATCCGGAGTTCTGGCAAATCCTTCGCAACAAAGCAAAGCGGGAAAAACGAGAAATTTTCGTAATCCCGCTGCGCTATAAGAATCCGACGTCGGTATGGTCGGGGTCTCAGAACAACGCGGAGCACTGGGCAAAAGAGGTAGGCCCGTTCCTTTGGTCGCGGCGTTTGGATATCAACAAGAACTTAACGCTGTTCGCGGACATCCCGACGCAACCGACCGCGGCGCAACCGCTGTCGGGCTTCGACGCAGTATCCGGCGCGGCTTCGGCGATCTACGGTCACACGAAGCTGGCTTCGCGTATCGTGCCGGTCCCGTCCGGGAAAATGGGCAAGCTCTTGACGACGACCGGCGCGTGTACCGTCGAGAACTACACGCTTGCAAAACTCGGCAAGGTTAGCGAGTTCCACCATTCCTTGTCCGCGCTCTTGCTCGATGTGGACGGCGACAAGTTCCACATCCGGCAATTCCACTACTCGAAGACGCACAACAGCGCAACCGATGGCGTGCTCGGTCTCGTCTACTATCCGAACGGCAAGGTAGGCAAAGCGCCGCCCGCGCTCGCGCTCGGTTGCGGCGATATCCATGTCGATTACATCGACCCGGTCGTGATGGAAGCGACAAAACAGCTTATTATCGACGTCAGTCCCGGCGCGATCGTGTTGCCCGATCTTCTCGATAGCTACGCGGTAAACCCGCATCACCGCGACGATCCCTTTATCGGTGCGGCAAAGCATGACGCCGGGCGCAGCGATATCAAGCTCGAAGTGAAGCGCGCGATCAATTGGACGAATCAGCTTGCGCATGATTTCCCGAAGTCGACGCTCGTCGTACAAGCCTCGAATCATAACGACATGCTGCGTCGGTGGCTCGCGCGCGATTTCAACTGGCGCACGGATCACGAGAACTCGGAGTTCGGGCTAGAGACGGCGCTTCATATGCGTCGGCACGCGAAGATGACGCCGAAGGGCGCCGAGTACCCCGACCCGCTTCATTATTGGTTCACGAAGTACGGGATGCAAAAGAACATTCGTCTTCTCGACCTCGACGAGAGTTTCGCGCCTGGCGGCATCGAGCACGGGCTACACGGGGATATCGGCGCGAACGGCGCCAAGGGCTCGGCTAAGAGCTTCGCGCACATGGGCGATAAGTCGGTGACGTTTCATCGCCACACGGATTATATCTACGAGGGAAACTATGGCGCCGGTACAAAGACGCGGCTACGCCTCGAATACAATCACGGGCTGAACGGATGGACGAACGCCGACGTTCTCACGCAATGGGATTCTAAGCGCCAGATCGTGAGGTACATCGAGGGCGCGTATAAGGCTTGATTTTCCGCACGCAACACGGAGACCGCACGCAATGAAGATATATCTCGCGGGGCCTATGTCGGGCCTACCGCAATTCAATTTCCCAGCATTCTTTGCCGCGGCCGCGGATCTCCGCGCACGTGGTTGGGACGTTGTGAGCCCGGCCGAAATCGACGACGAGGAAGACAAAGGTGCCGCGCTCGCATCGCCGGACGGTGCGCCCGGCACGGGCACAAAGGACGGAGCAAAGACTTGGGGAGATTTCCTCGCGCGCGACGTCAAACTGATCGCCGATGGAGGCATCGAGGGAATAGTTTTTCTATCGGGTTGGGAGCAATCCCGCGGTGCGCGTCTCGAAGCGACGGTCGGCTTGTTACATCCGAAGTTCCGATTTTTCATTTACGCGTCGGGCGGCGCGACGTTCCAGACGCATCGCCTTACCGTTTCGGCGATCCTACACGCTCGCGTCATCGCGGAGGCGGCATAATGTTGACACTACCGACCGACAGCGCCGAGCGCAAAGAGTACCCGCTTTATTCTGGCGCCGTCGCGTACTTCCCGGCCGCGCTCGCGGGCGTAGCGAAACACTCGAAGCTGGGGAACGATAAGCACAACCCCGGCGAGCCGATGCACCATGCGCGCGGCAAGTCGGGCGATCACGCGGATTGCATCATCAGGCACACCGTCGACATCGGCGATATTAAGCGGTACATCGACTCGTTACAGATTCCGCATATAGCGCTCTGCGACGAGGATCGCGCGACGCTCGTCGAAATGATCCTAACTGAAGCGAACGCCCTCGCGTGGCGGGCGCTCGCCTTGTCTCAAGAGCTTCACGAGGTATACGGCGGCGCTCCGCTCGCGCCGGGCGCGCGTCTCCCGGCGCCGCCCGCTCCGCCGAGCGAGCCTTCCGCGCTTCCACACGGCGGATCGTCGCGCGGTATGGACACGCCCGCGGACGAGTACCGCAAAGACCTGGCGGCGCGTACCGTCATCCGGTAAGGGGTTGAACGCAGGGGCGTGGCCGGGCGATACTCTCGGTTATGTCCCTACGGTCTGAACTTCGCCTCGCCTTCGATCGTGCTCCGCGCCCGCGACTTACGCGCGAACTCAATACATTGCGAGTTCTCGCCGCCGATCGTGCTTCGGTTCGGACGTACGACAAAGATCAGCGCCTTCATATCGCTGTGACGAATATCTCGAAGGCGACGGTCAATCCGTATTACGGCCGCGAGATTCCCGATTCGGAAGCGCTCGGTCTCGACCCGGATAAGGTTTATAACCTCTATCGCGATCCAGCCGAACTCGCGAAGGGCGCGGCATCTTTCGCGCGCCTGCAATTGCTCGATACGCATGTCCCCGTCGACGCGACGGACGTACAGCGCGAGCATTGGGTCGGCTCTTTAGGCTCCGATGTTCGTTTCGAGCATCCGTACTTGAAAACGTCGCTCACCGTTCACGATCAGCGCGCGATCGACGCAATCCTGGCGAAGCAAACGGCGCAGCTTTCAAGCTCCTACCGATACCGGGCGGACATGACGCCGGGCGTCTCTCCGGATGGGGTTGAATACGACGGCGTGATGCGAGATATTATCGGAAACCATGTCGCGCTAGTGCGCGAAGGGCGCGCAGGCCCGGACGTATTTGTAAACGATCATCAGCCCATAGGACTATCTAAAATGGCTTATAAGTTCCCCGCAATCCTCGCCGCTCTCTCGACCGTTCTCGCGCTCGACGAGGCGCAGAAGACGAAGATCGATCTCGCGCTCGACAAGGCGAAAGACGAAGACATGCCGGAGGCTTACGACGAAGACCGCGAGGCGGCAATGGATGCCCGCGAGGAAGCCTGCGACGCCCGCGAGGAAGCAATGGATGAAATGGAGAAAGACGAAGTCGCTCGCGGTGATCGCAAGAAGGCCCGCGACGCTCGCAAGGCGGCTCGTGATGCTCGCGCCGCCGATCGCAAGATGGGCAAGGACAAGGCGAAGGACAAGGCGAAGGATTCCGACGAGCCGGAGCCGAAGAAAGACGACAAGGCTTCAGACTCCGTGAGCAAGAGCGAACTCGATCTCGCCGTGAAGCGTGCCAGCGACGAAGCGGTCGCCCGCGTCGAAGCTCGCGAACAGGCGAAGCGCGATGTCGCCGCCCTAGTCGGTCCGATCACCGTCGCGATGGATTCCGCCGAAGCGGTCTATCGTTTCGCGCTTGATCAGGTAAAGGTCGCGCACAAAGGCGTCCACGCCTCTGCGTTGCCCGCGATCGTCTCCGCAGAAATCCGCGCTCGTAAGGGCGCAACCGTGGCGCTCGATGCGGCTCCGCAGTCCGAGCACACGATCGACTCCATCTTCGGCCGTAAGTAAACAGGAACAGCACACATGCCCCTTCGTACAGGTTTTCAGAGCTTCGTCAATAACGAGCTTCCGATCGCGGTCCCCGGCGATTTCGCGTCCACGAATCCTCGCGGCTCCGTCATTGCAGGCCCCGGACAGTTCGTTGCTCCGGCCGCGGGCACGACCGTCGCCGCCTTCGCGTGGTTCGATCCGACCACGGGCATCGCGTCGAATTACTACAAGCCGAACGCCTTCTTGGGCTTCGTGCATCGCGAGAATCAGGGGCTGATCACTCAGTTCCTTGGAATCGCGACCCTCGAAGTCGTGCCGGGCAACATGGTTACGGGCATGTCCTACGGCGACTTCTACGCGCTGTTCCTTGGCGGCGCCACGGTCGGGGAGACGGTTTACGCCGACCCCGTGACCGGCGCCGCCACGGCGGGCGCCCCGGCCGTGGCAGGCTCGTCCGTCACGGCGTCGATCGCCGCGGGCGGCGTGATGACAGTCACGGCGGTCGCCTCCGGTACGCTGGCAGTCGGCCAGCTTGTGACGATCGCGGGTCTGCCGGAAGGCACCTACATCGCCAGCGAAGGGTCGGGCACGGGCGGCGACGGCACCTATAACCTGGCGAACGTGAACGGGACCACGATCCCGGCCGTTTCTTCGGGCACGGTGACGACTTACGGACCGCAGGCGACTCAGTTCACGGTCGGTTCGGCGGTCGACGCCGGTTTCTCGGCGACTGGTTCGATCGCTCCGGATGCGACCGGGCAGGCGGGCGTCCTGACGGTTTCGGCCGTGGGCTCCGGTGCGATCGCTGTCGGCGACTGGATCACCGGGACCGGCATCCCGGCGACGACGCAGATTCTCTCGCAATTGACCGGCACGGCGGGCGGAGACGGAACGTATCAGGTCTCGTACACGGGCACTGTGTCGAGCACGACGATCAAGGGCGCCCAAGGCCAGGTCGGCGTGATCACATCGTTGCCGGTCGGCTAGGTTTCAACGGTTTAACGGACAGGAATCAGGAAAACACACATGCGTAACGGTCTAGCGTTTGATGCAAAGGCACTCGGCGAAGCGATCCTCGCGGGCGCCGGTCCGCAGCTTATCCAACAGCTTGCGGAAGAAAAGGGCATCGTCTTCGATAGCTCTCTCGGTCAAATGCGTTGGCTCAAGCCGGGCGTCGACCTGAAACATTTCGAGCGCGCAATGCGCGCAATGGATGCTCAGAGCGAACTCGTCACGATCCAGAACGCGGCCGTTCCGAGCTACCTCGCGAACTTCCTCGACCCGAAGGTTATCCAGGTCCTTGTGTCGCCGATGGTCGCCGCTCAGATCGTGGGCGAGACGCAGAAGGGCACTTGGGTTACTGAGACGGCGCAGTTCATCACGGCCGAAGCGGTCGGCGCGACTGCCGCTTATGGGGACTACAGCAACAGCGGCATCAGCAATGCAAACGTGAACTTCCCCTCGCGTCAGAACTTCGTGTTCCAAGCCTTCTTGCAGTACGGACAGCGCGAACTCGAAATCGCGGGTCTCGCAAAGCTCGATTGGGCGACTCAGCAACAGGACGCGAACGCGCGGACGCTCATGAAACAGCTTAACGACGTCTATTTCTACGGCGTCGCAAACCTGGAAAACTACGGGCTCTTGAACGATCCCGCGCTGCCCGCCCCGATCACGCCGACCTATTCCTGGTTGACGTCTTCGAGCGCGACCGCGTACACGATCTATCAGGACATCGTCCGGATGTTTATCCAGCTTCAGGCGCAATCGAACGGCGTGGTCACGGAAGACACGAATATGGTGCTCGCGTTGAGCCCGACGAACGCCGTCGCCCTCAAGCAAATCACTCAGTACAATACGAACTCCGTCGAAGTGTTGCTGAAGGAGAACTTCCCGAACATCCGTATCGAGAAGGCTGTCCAGTACAGCACCACGCAGGGGCAACTCGTGCAACTGATCTGCGAGAGCCTCGAAGGCCAGAAGACCGCTGAGTGTGCCTTCAGTTCGAAGCTGATGGCGCACAACATGGTTACGGAATCGTCTTCGTGGAAGCAAAAGCGATCGAGCGGCGGGTACGGGACGATCATCTACCGTCCGTTCTTGATCGTGTCGATGCTCGGCTAGTACCGTGCAAAGCGCCCTCGCTTGCCGGGCACCGTTCGGCATCTACGAGGGCGCCTTCGCGTCTCGAAATCCTGTCTTTACCCTCGCGCCGAGCACTGTCGTCGGCGCCTCTGACATCGCGGTAGGGCGTTTCGCGTGGTCCGACCCCATCACGGGCGAAGTCTCGAATGCGCAAATTGCTGGCGGGCGATTCGGCCTCGTACAACCGCGCTTCGGGCTTTGGCCGCTGACATACTTACAACCGAATCCGCCCGGCCCGCCCGTGCGTATGCTGCGCGCGGGCAAGCCTTGCACGCTGTATACGTCGGGCGACTTCTACGTTCGCTTCCCTCAAGGTGCATCGACCCGGTCGACGGTGTATATTGATCCTGCGACCGGGATCGTCTACGCCTCACAGACGGGCGGCTTGATTCAAACGAACTGGATCACATGCCAAAACGTACGGCCGAACTGTCTCGGTGTTATTTCGCCTTATCAATTCATCAGCTAGAGGTTTACCGCATGTCAAACGCATCGACAAAAACTGTCTTCATCGGTTGTAAGCTCCCGCTCGGTTTCATCATGGAGCTGATCGAGCCGCCCGAAATGAAGACGTCCCTAATCCCCGCGCCGGTCTCCGATAAGCGCGTTCGTATCGCTGGCGCGAACGAGGCGCGGATCGCGCGGAGCAACCCCGCGGAGCACGCGTTCGCCGTGACTGAAGTCGATGAGGCTTTCGCGACCGAATGGTTCAAGCGCAACAAGGGCTTGAAGTTCGTCAAGGATGGCGCGGTGTTCATGGTCGCCAATGAAGCCGCCTACAAGTCGGAAGCGAAGGATCGAGTCGCCGAGATCAAGAGCGGACTCGAACCGATCGACCCGACGAACACGAACGACGCGCGTTTTCAGCGCGGTATCGAGGTCGATAAGAAGCACCTCGCGGCGCTCGGCGTTCGAGCGTAACCTATGACCATTGCCGCTTGCCCGCCGTCGTCGCCCATTACTCCCGGCGTCGTCGTCTTTGATCTCGACGAGTTCATCGGCATTTACCCCGAGTTCTCGACGGCGGCAAGCGGCACCCTGGCGACGAATTTTAATCTCGCGACGTTGAATCTCTCGAACTGTTGCGGTTCCGCGGTATTCGATCCCAACGTCCGACAGTCGCTTCTGTATTTGTTGACCGCTCATATCAGCCTATTGTTTACGCCGTGCGGCGCGAACAATAATCAACCGCCCGGCATCGTCGGCCGCGTGAGCTCTGCGGGCGAAGGTAGCGTCTCGGTCTCCGCCGAAATGCCGACCACGATCGAGGCCGGATGGTATAACCAGACAAAATATGGGGCGCAGTTTTGGGCGATCACCGCGGCCGTGCGGACCATGCACTACGTTCCCGCCCCGTGCAATCAGAACGGGCTCGGTCCGTACGACATCGGCTTCGGGCCGGGTTGGGATAACGGCGGATGGGCGTGATCGCGTGGCGCAAAAGCTCACTATCAAGAGCGCGAATCTTGACCGAGCGCTAAAACAGATCGGCGATAAGATCGGGAAGGGTGGCTCTGTCTCCGTGGGATTCCTCGAAGATAAAGACTATCCCGTGAACGCGAAAGGGAAGTCGCTGAAGGTCGCGACCGTCGCGTTCTGGAATGAGTTCGGTACGTCGCGCGCCCCGGCGCGACCGTTCATGCGCAATACGATTCGGGACCTCGCGCCCACGATGGGAGACCGCGTATCGACGCTCGTGCAAGCGACGAACTACGACGTCCCCGCATCGCTGCGCCTGATCGGTGAAGCGCTGCGCGATCGTTTCATTCGAGCTATAAAAGACTGGCCTGCGGACAATGCGAAGCGAACCGTCGATAAGAAAGGGTTTAACAAGGGTTTGATCGATACCGGCGTCATGCAAAGGTCGGTCGACTATCGGGTAGACGCGAAATGAACCTGAATCTTCACGGCATCGTGCGCGGCGCGGTTACGTCGGTGAACTCGGACATTCCGATCGTTTGGCTGCAAGCAACCGGCGTGACGGTGAGCGGCACGGGCAAAATGTCCCCGAGCTATGCCGCGGCCGTCATTGTGCAAGGTCAAGTTCAGCCCGTAGGCGGGCAAGACCTTCGCCGGTACGCGTTCCTACAAGAACAAGGCGTTTATCGTTCGGTTCACCTCTATGGCAACATCGCAGGCGTCATTCGGGCTCAACAGACGGGCGGCGATCTCTTGCAGTTCGCGGACCCGACCGAGACGAACGCGCGGTTCCGGAGACTTGGCAAACGGGCTGGTGCCGCGTGATCGTCTCGCGCCAGCTTGACCCGAACAACCCGACATAGGCCCGGACGCGATGACCGCAAACTACATCACCTCGATCACGCAAGAGCAACTATTCGCGGTGCTTCAACCGTGGCTAGTTACATGCACGGGCCTCCCCTCGAACTGCGTTATCCAGGGAATCCCGAATCGCGGCGTCATGCCTCCGCCGACGCCGGGCTTCGTGGCGATGACGATGGTCCGCCGCGAGCGGATCATCACGAATATAGACACTTGGGAATCGGTCGATGCCGACCCGACGCAGATCACGCAAGAAGCGCATTTCAAAGTGACGATTCAGCTAGATTTCTACTCGGGCTCGACCGCAGGGAACTCCGTGGGTACGGCGTTCGATTGGTGCTCGATCGTCGAGACGCTATGGCGCGACAATGCGACATGTGTTGCGCTCGCGCCGGTCGCGTCGCCCTTGTACACGAATCCGCCGATCATGGCGCCCCTCGACGACGTCGAGGATCAGTATGAACAGCGGTGGATGCTCGAAGCGGTGCTCCAATACAACCCGCTCGTAAGTGTCCCGGCGCAGTTCGCCGACACGCTCGGACCCGTCGCAATCACCGATGCCCTACCAGGCGGGGGCTTCGCGCCGCCCGTCTCGTGATGGGGTTGAATACGCCGCCCCTGGCGCCTTACCATACAGTCTAGCTACGTCCTAACGGGAACACGACCACATGACCGCATCCATACCGGCAAGCCAATTTGCAAACGTTATCCCCGGCGTTTTGTCCGCGGGTGGCAATCCCCTGTCTCTAAATTCGGTCTATCTCACCTCGAACGCGTCGGTTCCGGTTGGCGTCGCGAAGGCGTTCGCAAGCTACGCATCCGTCGCCGCCTATTTCGGCGCCGACTCGCCGGAAGCGACGCTCGCCGAAGTCTACTTCGGCGGATACACGAATTGCACGAGCTTGCCGGGGACGCTCTATTTCGTTCAGTACAACACGGCCGCAGTCGGCGGCTATGTGCTCGGCGCATCGGTCGCGGGCCTCACGCTTGCCGAACTGCAAGCGCTTTCTGATACCGGATTCACGATCAATATCGACGGCGTGACGCAGACCGCCGCGGCGATCAACTTGTCGAGCGCGTCGAGCTTCAGCCAAGCGGCGACCGCCATCACAACCGCGCTGCAATCCTCGACCGCTGTGTTCAGCGGCACGGGCTCGCAGACAGGCGGCGTGGTCACGATCAGCGCGACCGCGAGCGGACAGCTTTACGTCGGCGCGGTGCTCGCGGGCGCCGTTGAGGCGGGATCGACGATCACTTCGTTCGGAACGTACACGGTCGAGTCGGGTACAGGCACGGTGAACGTTTCCACAACGGGCACGGTCGCATCTGGCGCGATCAGCGTGGCCGGGACCGGAACTTGCACCTATAACGCGCAGCTTGCCGCGTTTCAGATTTCCTCACCGTCTACCGGCGTGAACTCGTCGGTCGGCTTCCCGAGCACGGATAGCCTTACGACCGGGCTCAACTTGACGGCGGCAACCGGCGCCGTAATCTCCGCGGGCGCGGCCGCTCAGACGCCCGCCTCGATCATGAACACGGTCGTCGGCCTGACGCAGAACTTCGCGACGTTCATGACCGTCACCGAACAGACGCTCTCGAACAAGGAGGCGTTCGCGATCTGGAATGTGGGGCAGAAGAATCGCTATCTCTACGTATGCCAAGACACGGACGTTACGGCGCTGACGACCAATGCGACCGGATCGTTCGGCGCGATTGCCAAAGCCGCGGGCTACTCCGGCACGATGGTTATTTACGACACGACGGGCGGCGAGATCGCGGCGTTCGCGACGTCGATCACGGCGTCGCTCAATTTCGCGCAGCAAGACGGCGCGACCGATTTCGAGTTCCGCAATCAGGCCGGGCTCGCGGCGCAGATCACGAATCAGACCGTCTATCAGAATTTGATCGGCAACGGTTATAGCTGCTACAGCTCGATCGCGACGGCGAATCAGCAGTCCACATTCCTGGCGAACGGCCAGATCGCCGGACCGTTCGCGTGGGCGGATACCTACGTCGAACAGATCGCGCTGAACGCATCCTTTCAGCTTGCGCTAATTGAACTCTTGACGAACACGCCCGCGGTTCCGTATGTGCCCCGTGGCTACAATCTGATCCGCTCGGCGCTGTCCACGCCGATCGCTGCGGCGATCAGCTTCGGCTCGATCGTGCCGGGTGTGACGCTGTCCGGCGCGCAGGCGGCGACGCTGATCGCGCAGACCGGCGACGCGAATGCCGCGGCGACCTTGCAGAACACGGGATGGTATCTACAGATCCTCGACCCGGGCTCGGTTGTGCGCGGACAGCGCGGCTCGCCCGTGATCAATTTCTGGTACACGGACGGCGGCAAGATTCAACAGATCAATATGTCGTCGGTCGACGTTCAATAACGGAGCTTCTAAGAAATGTCCATCACGAGCGCGAACAGCGAATTTACACTCACGATTCCCGGCGTGTATGCGGGGCCGGTCATTATCCAGGGCTTCATGGTCGACGACGCTTTCGGTTCCGAAGACGTCACGCCGGTCGAGGCGCGCATGGGCGTCGACGGGCGCAAGACTTCCGGCTATACGCCGTTTATGACAAAGATCATGGTTCACTTGATGCCCGACTCGCCTTCGGTCGACATCTTCGACACTTGGAACGCAGCGCTCGCCGCCGTGCGCGATGATCTGACGTGTCAGGGCTCGATCATGTCGCCGTCGCTTGGGAAGGCGTGGACCCTGAATAACGGTTCGCTGACTCGATACAAGCAAGTTCCCGACGCGAAAAAGGTCTTCGAGGGGCAGACTTTCGAGATCACCTTAGAGTCGGTGCAAGTCTCCGCGATCTAACCCTTCCACAATCAACGGGAGCCGCACGCAAATGGCACGCCGTACTAAGAACGTTACGATTCCCGGAACGCGCTCCGACACATTGGGCGAGCGCGACAATGGAAAGACTTTTATCCTTCGAGAGATGGACGCCTACGCCGGGCAAGATTGGGCGCTGCGCGCTTGCCTGGCGCTTTCCAGGGCGGGCGTACAGCTATCCTCCGCGGCTTTGGCGGGTGGGTGGGCTACATTGGCCGGGTACGCCTTCGAAGGGCTCCTACAGGCCCGCTACGAAGACGTCGCGCCCCTTCTCGCCGAGCTTCTGTCGCTCGTTTCATACGCCGCCCAACCCGATAACCCGAAATTTCCTACGGTGCCGATCAAGCCCGGCCCGAACTGCCAGGTCGAGGAAATCGGGACGTTTCTCACGCTGTACCGCGAACAGTTCGAGCTACACACGGGTTTTACCTTGCCCGCGGGCGACCTGACTACGGAAGCGAGCCCGTCTTCGCCTCCCGCGCCCGCGGGCTAATCGACTACGTGAATTTGCCGCCCTTGTGCGGTATGATTGTCTCATCGGGGCTTGCCACGCTGTATGAGCTACAGTCGGTATATGGCGTGAAGGACGCCTTCGATCTCGCGGAGGTTATCGGCGTGGATGCGTACAACCGACGAAAAGCCACGGAGCCCGCGAAGTAAATGCCCACGATCGTAGACGCCCTCGTCGCACAGCTTACCCTCGACGCCACGCCCTACAAGCGGCAATGGAAAGACGTCGAGGATCTGAACGCGCAGGGGCAGAAAAAGCGCGAGACGGTCAACAAGAAGAACGACGCCGAGCAGCGCGAGCGCGAGCGCCGCACAAAGCAAGCCGCGCAGGATCAGAAGAAACTATTCGACGCGACGACGGGCTCGATTGCAACGCTAGGGCGCACGTTGATCGGCGCGTTTCTCGGCTTCGAGACGCTGAGCGGCGGCGTCAAGTTTTTGGGCGAACTGAACGCGTCGCAGGCGGCTTTAGGGTACAACGCCGAGCGCATCGGGCAATCAGTCGAGTCGCTAAATATCTACGGTAAAGCGGTCGAGCTAGCGGGCGGCAAAGCGACCGACGCGACGCAGGCGTTCGCGCAGCTATCGGGCGAGATCGCCACGAAACGCACGAAAGGCAACATCGGGCCTCTGTTGCAATTGCTCAACATGAAAGGCGTCGCGTGGGAAGATAACAAGGGCAAGCTCCGCGACTTCGGCGCCGTGCTCGACGATCTCGGCAAGAAGACCGAAGGGATGGATAAATTCGTTCGCGCGAAGATGTTCCAAGACGCCGGGCTTCCCGAAGGTGTCATAAACCGCTTGCTCGAAGCGCAGGACATCCGCGACAAGGATCTTCAGACCGCGAAGGAATGGAACGCCTCGACCAAAGCCTCGACTGATGCCGCCAAAGACCTTAAGAAAGGATGGGACGAAGTAGGTCAAGCGGTCGACAATGTCGGCAATCAGATATTACAAAAGGTGACGCCTGCGACGAAAGACGCCTTGCACGCCGTCACGCTACTTGCGAAGGGCGATCTCGTCGGCGCGAATCAAGCGGCCGGGAACTCGATTTTAGGGATCGGCGATCTGTATGCGCAATGGGGCGAGAAAATCGCTAAGAAAGCATGGGATCTCAACGTCCGCGCCGGGGATGCGTTGATCAGCGCGTTTACGAGTACGGAAGATCAAGCCGGGCTCTCGGTCGCTGACGCGTTCACGCGTGTAAAGGCGCTGAAGCCGAACGCGCATAGCTCCCGCAATAACAACCCTGGCAATGTCAAAGCGGTTGGGAGCCAGGCGCACGACGCCCAAGGCTTCCGCATTTTCGCGACGATGGAGGAAGGCATTCAAGCCATGATGGATAACGTCGCGCGCAAGTTTGCCAAAGGGGACAACACGATCACGAAGCTGATCAACGCCTACGAGGGAACCGACGCGACGAAAGACCCCTACGCAACCGCGGCATATATCGCCCGTGTGGAAAAGACCACGGGCAGAGACCGGAACGCGACGTTCACCGAAGCGGACCTTCCGGCGATTATGTCGGCGATGGTCGCGCAAGAGGCTGGCGTGACCGACGCACAACTCGCCAAAACGCCCGCGGGCGCTACCCCGTCAGTGACGACGAAAGCGGGCGCAGAGCCCTCTCCGGCCGCGCCAGGGGCGCCAGGATCGACGACCGCCGCCGCTCCCACGGGCAACACGACCACGGTGACGATTACCGAAATGAACGTTCATTCGGCGAGCGCGGACCCCGCGGCCGTGGCTGAGCAAGTACCGGCCGCGATCACGCGTAAGCTCACCGTTGCCCAAGCAAACACGGGGGCGACATGAGCGCGCAATTGATCGCGCAGGGCAACGGCATCGGCCTCGCGATCACCGTGGCATTGCCCGCGTTCCCGAACGTGCCAAACCTCCCCGGCGTGCCGCAGATGGCGCGCTCGCTTTTGTACCCGCCCGACCCCGCGCCCACGATCGAGACCGAAGGGAGCGCGGAGGCAATTGCGCAATCCGTGACGGCCGCGCCGATATGGGGCGTGTTCTCGCAACCCGACTCGACCGCGGGCGCCGCGGCCGTGCAAGTCGTCGACGCTGATTCCGTGATGGATTTCGGATGGAGGCAAGAATATCGAGTTAGCAATTACCCAGTACAACAGGGCGCTTTTGCGAGCTACAAAAAGGTCTTTGTTACGTTCGAGTGCTCGGTCACGCTGACGAAAGGCGGAACGTTGGAACAGCGCACACAGTTTTTGCAACAGATCGACGCCGTCGTAGCATCGCTCGATCTATTCAACATCCGCACGCCGGAAAAGACGTACATCGGTTGCAATTGCACGCGAGCGGAACTCGCACGCCGCGGGCCGCAGAATGCGGGCTATTTTGACGTAGAGCTTTTCTTCGTTCAGATCAGCGAAGTACAAGCGCAGTATAGCTCGACGAATGCGCCGAGCACTGCGAATAGCTCCGTCCCGAGCGCGGTCCCCGTGGCGAACCTTGGGAACGTTCAAGCTCAGCCCGCAAGCTCACAGATCCAGACGCAAGTGATCCAGGCGATAACGCCGCCCGTTGATTTCGTGGACGGCTAAGCGATGCAAGTTATCCCCTTAAGCGCCAACCCTTCGCAGACTCTACAGGTCGGGCTCAACGGTCAACAGGTCTTCTTGAGCTTGTATCAGAAGACGCCGATCGTAGACGAGTACGGCGTCGCGGCCGGTCTGTTCCTCGATATGACGCTGAACGGGACGCCGGTCTTGACGGGCGTACGATGTCTCGATCGCACGCGGCTTTTGCTCGATCGCAAATATCTCGGATTCGTCGGCGACCTGATCTTTATCGACGTGACCGGGACCGGCGCCCCCACATTCACGGGAGCGCCGCCGTACTATAAGGGGCTCGGCACTCAGTTCGTTCTCGTTTATCTTGAGGCATCCGACCTTGCCAGCCTCTAGCTTCACGAATAAGCAGCTTCGCGTGACGTTCACGCTGTCCGGCAACGGGGCGCAATTTCCTGGCGCGGGGGTGGGCGGCGTACCGGCAAACGTATTGCAGCTAACGGGCCTCCGGATGTCCGTGATCGTACAAGGCGCGGGCCTTCCCGCGTGGCAGCAAGCGGTTATCAAAATATACGGCATGAAGCTCGTCGATATGTCCGCGCTCGCGGTTCAGACGATGATTCTCGGTCGCACGGGATACCTACCGAATACCGTGCTCGTCGAAGCCAATTCGGGTACGGGATGGACGGCAGCCTACACGGGCAACATTTACACGGCCGCGCCGGATTTCACGGCCGCGCCGGATGTGCCTCTTGTGGTGACGAGCGTATTCGGCGGCTACGATCAATTGAATCCGAGCGCGCCTTCGAGCTTTCCGGGCTCGACATCGATCGATACAATTATGTCGGTGCTGATCGCGAAGACCGGGCAAGCGTACGTTAACGCAGGCGTGACCGGCGTGACGAGCGGCGCGACCTATTTTCCGTTCGCCCCGCTAGAGAACGTGCGAAAGGCGTGCAATGATTTTAACCTCGATGTCGTGCCGGACAATACGAATGCAGTTATGGTCGTCACACCGAAAGGCCAAGCCGACAAGTCGACGCCGTTCACGCTGTCGCCTAGCTCCGGTCTCGTGGGCTACCCGGTCCCGCAAGCGAACGGCATGATCCTCGTGCGCTCGCTGTACAATCCGGCGTTCCATATCAAGAGCCCGATTACTATCACGGGTAGCGATGCGGTCACGCTCGCGAACAATGCGCCGGAAACATATAACTCCGGAGCGAATGGTAACTGGTGCGTGAGTGCGATCACGAACACGCTTGAAAGCCTCACGCCGAACGGCGCATGGTTTAGCGACATGCTTCTCTATCCGCCCGAAGTCGTCGACCTGGCACCATCCACGTGAGCACGCCCGCAAACTCGGTCTTCGGTCTCGCCGATTCAAACTCGGATAATGGGGACTACAATTCGATTCAGCTTCAGATTCTTAGCGCCCTCGCGAAGATTCAGACGCTCTCGATCGTGCAAGTGATCTCGTGCTCGAACGATGGCGGCGTCGAGCCCGCGGGCACCGTAACGGCGAAGGTGCTCGTGAACCTGATGACCGGCGCCGGGACCGCGGTACAACACGGCGAGATCTACGATATCCCCTATTGCCGAAAGCAAAGCGGCGCGTTTGGCGTGATCCTCGACCCGCAAGCGGGCGACATCGGACTCGTGGGTTTTTGTTCGCGCGACATCACCGCTGTCAAAGCCGCCAAAGGGCAAGCCAACCCGGCGAGCAATCGCCGGTTTGATTTCGCGGACGGCGTTTATATCGACAGCATCTTGAACGTATCCGCCCCGACAAAGTATCTACGATTCAGCGCTGACGGGATTTCGATCGTCGCGCCGGATGCCATTACGATCGAGGCGCCATCGAACACTGTCGACGGGCCGCTAAACGTGACGGGCATCCTCTACGGGGCGACAGTGCAAGCCGG